ACTTTAATCGTTCACCTATCAAAACCGCTATGGAAGGCGATTTCGATACAGGTAACATGCGGTTTAAAGCCCGCGAGCGTTACTCATTCGGTGTTTCCGATTGGCGTTCAGTGTTCGGTACTCCGGGCGCAGCGTAATAACTTAACTTTGTTAGGTTTGATTGGGGCTACTTCGGTGGCCCCTTTCTTTTTCTTAAATAGTCTGTATAATGAGTTTATCCCTGACAGTCGCAAGGTGCGGCTGACACTAGCCACGACAGGAGACTCACATGGCCTTATCGACTTTTTCCGGACCCGTTCGTTCTAACAATGGTTTCCAAATTCCAGTAGTTACGACTGCTAACCTCCCTGCATTTGCCTCTGTTGCTGTTGGCACAGCCTATATTGTTAGCGACAACGGCGCTGGTAATAACGAATACTGCATTGTTATTAACACGGGCGCGGCTTGGGTTACTGCTGTTGGCGCTGCACTCAGCTAATAGGAGAGTTCAATGGCAGGTTCTGATGTAAGGGCTAAACGCTTAACGGCCACGGGTTCCGCGGCGGTGGGTTCTGCTCGCATTCGGCAGGTTCAGGTAAAAACTACCACAGGCACTCCCCGTCTTACGGTCACAGACGGAAATGGCGGTTCTGTAGTTTTAGATATGGACTTAGATGCAAGTGACACGCACTCTGTAAACATTCCAGATGAGGGGATACGAGTAGGAGACATCTATATCTCTGTGTTTACAGCTTGCACCTCTGTGACGGTTTTTTACAGTTAAGAGAGTGTGGTCTAATGGCGTCTGATGTAAAAGCGACTTACTTGACAGCTTCCGGAAGTGTTTTTGGAGGTCGTGCTCGTGTAAAAGCAATTCATTACCACACACAAGGCGGAAGCGCCGGAAGTGTAGTATTAAAAAACGGTGGGGCTACGGGCTCTACTGAGCTAACTCTTGCTTTTCATCAAAACTCTGACGACACTCTCTATATCCCCGATGAAGGAATGTTGTTTTCAGACGGATGTTTTGCTGTTTTAACCGATGTTACTAACGTTACGGTTTTTTACAATTAGGGGGTTATATGGCGACCACAAAAGACGTTACCCGAACCCCTTCTGGCCGTATAAAGTACCGTGGCGAAACCTTTTCTGGTTTTAACAAGCCCAAAAGAACCCCCGGAGCTTCCAAAAAAAGCGCGGTTTTGGCTAAAAAAGGCTCTGAAATTAAGATTGTTCGTTTTGGCGACCAAAACATGTCCATAAAAAAGGACCAACCCGGCCGCAGAAAGAACTTCAGGGCTCGTCACTCGTGCGACACCGCTAAAGACAAGTTTAGCGCCCGCTATTGGTCATGTAAGGCTTGGTAATATGGCATATTCAAGAAAATCCAAGAAGGCTTCTCCTAAAAGCAAGGGCAGCAAGATTTGCCCCTCTGGAAAAGCTTGGGCGCAACGAACTTTTGACACTTACCCGTCAGCCTATGCAAATATGGCAGCGTCTAAGTATTGTAAGGACCCTAATTACGCCAAAAAGTCTAAGGGCGGAAAAAGAAAGGGTTCGTAATGGGCAAATTAAAGGATTGGGTCGATGAAGATTGGGTCAGAATTGATAGCCAAGGTAATATCGCAGGCAAGTGCGGGACTTCTAAGGATAAAAAGAACCCTGACAGATGCCTTCCACGATCTAAGGCAAATAGTCTTACTAAGTCTGAGCGAGCTTCTACTGCTCGCAAGAAAAAGCGTGAAGGCGCTAAAGGAAAGCAAGTTGTTTCGAATACGAAAGCAGCCAAAGTAAAGCGTTTAGCTTGCGGCGGAGAAGTCACTAAAGCTAAACGTCCTTACAACGGCAGGTCTCAGTCTGGCACGGCTGTAGCAAGAGGTTGCGGGAAGGTTATGGCAAATCGTCGTAAGCTTACGAAAGGTTCGGTGACTCAAGGATGAATCTAGCCTTTTACAGTGATCCCACCGAAAAAGCTCTGGTTACTGAGATTATGGGTTGGTCTAAGGTTGCTTTAGAAAAGCCCAGTAAGTTTTTTAATGGACTTCCTCCATGTCCGTTTGCAAAGACGGCGTGGTTGGAGGACAAAGTTTCAATCATCTTTAAAAAAGAAGCGTCCTATCAGACTTTGTATTCTTGCATTTCTAGGTATGATGATGCGTTTGATCTGGTAATTATCGTTGACTTAAAAAACACAAAGAACCCGGAAGATTTTCACGAATACTTGGACGATTTAAACCACCGGATTTCTGAAGGTATGTTTATCGACAAGGACATTTGGGTAATGGGGTTTAACCCGGAGGATGAGCCTAGTGATTTTGTAGAGGATGTTACGTTTAAATACGAGATTGACGATGAGTATAGTATGATTTTTGTTCAGAGACTTTCAAAATTACAGGAAGCTGCAAACAGGTTGGACAAAAAGGGATACTATGATAGCTATGACGGTGAGTACAACTCTACAGAAATATACTTTAACCGCGAAAAACTGTACAGGAGACTAAAAAATGGCGATGAAACCTAAAAAAATGCGTAGTGGCGGCATGGCAAAAAAGTTGCGTGGCGGTGGAATGGTTAAGAAACTGCGCGGCGGCGGCATGGTTAAGAAACTGCGCAGCGGTGGGGCCGTTCGTAAATCTAAAAAGTAGGTTAAAATGACGTTATCTGGAACATCAGACTTTGAACTGGACGTTGCCGAGTACATTGAAGAGGCTTTTGAACGTTGCGGTTTAGAGGTCCGAACGGGTTATGATTTAAGAACCGCCAAGCGTTCTTTGAATTTGATGCTCGCGGAATGGGCAAATCGCGGTTTAAATCAATGGACTATTAAGAATAGAAGCTTCACCGCCACTCAAGGAGATGGTGACGTTTCTGTAAGCTCGGATGTTATAGACGTTTTGTCTGTGGTAGTTCGAAGGGGTAATACGGATTACTCTTTAGATAGGGTTAGTCGGGATACATTCTTGTCTATTCCTAATAAGACAACTCAAGGAAGACCGTCGCAATTTTTCTTAGACCGTCAAACCACTCCTGTTTTAAACGTGTGGCCTGTTCCAGAAAACAACACTGACGTTGTTATATACGATGCCTTAACTCGTATGAATGACGCCGATGCTCAAACTAACACCTTGGATATGCCGTTTCGGTTCTATCCTTGTCTGGCGGCAGGATTGGCATATTACATCTCTATGAAACGTGCTCCAAACCGTGTTCAGCTTTTAAAAGCGGTTTATGAAGAGGAGTTTGAAAGAGCTATGACCGAGGACCGTGACAGGTCTTCTTTTAATGTTGTTCCTCAATACCAGTACTTTAGGACAAACTAATGAGTAAGTTTGCGTCTGGAAAAAACTCTTTTGCCATCTCTGACCGATCCGGGTTCCGGTATCGGTACAAAGACATGCGTAAAGAGTGGACGGGGGCGCTTGTTGGTAAAGATGAGTTTGAGTCTAAGCAGCCTCAACTAGGTCCTTTTCCAAAAGTCATCGACCCGCAAGCTTTAAAAGACGCGCGTCCGGATACGGGCAACCCTACGAGTGCTTTTTTGGTGGTCACGACTAACGGCATTGTTTACTTAGGCAATGGGAACTGGAGTACGTCAGGCACCGCTGAGATGCCTTCAGAAGTAGATAAGACTCCAGAGCTACAAGGCTCTGTTGGAAGTATAACGGTGGTGACAACATGAGTTTTACATACGCGCAGCTAAAACAAGCTATTCAAGACTACACAGAGAATGACGAGACCTCCTTTGTCACAAACTTGCCTTTGTTTATTCGGCAGGCGGAAGAACGGATTTTAAAAAACGTTCAACTTAGCTTGTTTCGTAAAAATTCCACTGCTTCAACTACGGCAGGCAACTCTTTTCTGGCGGTTCCTTCGGACTTTCTTGCGCCTTTTTCTCTGAGCTTGCGGGGGCCGGATCAGGACAGGTTTTTTGTTGAGTTTAAAGACCCCAGCTTCTTGCAGAGCTACACTCCAGATGACACGACAACAGGCGCACCTCGTTACTACGGTGTTTTTGACGTAGATAATTTTCTGTTGGCTCCAACGCCCAATGCTCCAGCGGTTGGAGCAAACTACACCGCGGAACTTCATTATTTTTATCGCCCACTTAGCTTAACTGCGGGATCGGAAAGTGGCACAACATGGCTCAGTGAAAACGCTGAAATGGCACTGCTGTACGGAGCTCTAGTTGAAGCCTACATTTACATGAAAGGTGAGCAGGATGTCATGGCAATGTATGCTCAAAGGTTTCAAGAAGCTGTAATGGGCATTAAGATGCTTGGAGAAGCTAAAGAAACAACAGACGAATACCGCACAGGTAAAGTTATAAGGGCAAAACAGTAATGTTTGAGTTCAAAGTAGATATCAACAAAGACGCACCTGTTATTGGGGTGAAAACTACGGATAACCGCGGGTTTACTCCCGAAGAGTTGGCGGAACAGTGTGTTGATAAGATTATTTCAGTTTCGGAGACCGCAGAATCTGGAATACGAGATCAGGCTCGTGCCTTCTCAAGACACATTGAAACGCTTGTTGCATATTACATGCGACAGGCTATTCGCAGTGACCGCACAACTGTGTATAATGCACTCAAGGATGCGGGAAACCCCGAACTGGCTGAACTTATAAGGAGACTATAATCATGGCTTTCAGCGGAAACTATATGTGTACTTCTTTTAAGCAGGAATTGCTTACTGGTAGTCACAATTTTACAAACTCATCAGGCGACACTTTTAAGTTAGCTTTGTATACTAACAGTGCCTCTTTTACAGCGGCAACTACGGACTACACTGCGACGAACGAGGTCGGCAACTCCGGCTCGTATGCTGCGGGTGGCGGTGCTTTGACTAACGTAACTCCGACAACTTCTGGAACCACTGCGTTCACAGACTTTGCGGACTTGACGTTTACTTCAGCAACGATCACGGCCCGTGGCGCGTTGATTTACAACACCACAACGGGCGCAGGCACAGGTACAACGGATTCGGTTGTTGTTTTGGACTTTGGCTCTGACAAGTCTTCTACAGCGGGTGACTTCCAGATTGTATTCCCAACCGCGGACGCAACTAACGCCCTTATCCGTATCGCGTAAGGGGCAACCCTATGGCGAACATCACTGGTTGGAGTCGTGGCGAAT